AAGCCGGCCAACGAAACCGCGAACGCTTCGAACGCCGTCGTCGAGAACGTTGTCGAAAACGCCGCCAACGCTGCTGACAACGCCGCCAACGCCGCCAACGAAGCTGCTAACGCCGCTAACGTTGCTGAGAACGTTGCGAACGCGCACTAATCTCTGCCACGGCGAGATTTCGAAGGGCGGGCCTATATGGTCCGCCCTTTTTATTTGTCCGCGCAATATATGTGGCTCGACATGATTTTCGGGCATTGACGCCGGCGGCGCTCGAACGCTAAGGCGCGCGTGCATCGGGGAGTAGCGCAGTCTGGTAGCGCGCCTGCTTTGGGAGCAGGATGTCGCAGGTTCGAATCCTGTCTCCCCGACCACACCCTAATTATGCCTATTTTCCAAGGCTTTAGGGAAAATCCAAAAGGTCAAACGTCACAGTCGAATGTCACAGCCAAATGCACAGTCGTTTGGCAGTAAGCTGGCGCGATTCTATTGGTGTCGGCCCGGCCATTTCGCCGTCGCGACCGCATGCTCGATTGCCGGATAGATTAGCAGCTAAATCTTCGCATTGTGTCAGGCAGCACACGTCTGGCGCGACGTTGAACGACACAAACGTTTCGGCATATTTGCATTGCCGCGCCGATCTCCGGCGATGGAGAATGCCCCATGAATTTAAACATCCTCGAAGCCGCTGCCATGGAACTGCTGGTCGCCGGACACGATAGAGAGGCTGACCTGATATTCGCGGCGATAGAGGAACGCGAGGCGGCAGAAACCGCTAACGCAGGGTCGTGGCGATAACGTGAAGAGGAAAGGGCCGGTCATATGATCGGCCCGTTTTCTTCATGAGTGCCATCCGTGCCGGCGGTGTCAGGCGATTGAATTTTAGCAATAAATCGGCTATCGTATGCACCGAAACGAGAAGAGGCCGCTAGCTTGCCCCGCCAGCGACCTCTTGAATTTCTTTGTGCAACCGGCCCGGCAAGGCCAAGTTACGGAGTATCAGCACCAATGAAACTTGACTGCAAGGCCAAGCGTCAATGACGGGATCAATTCTAGTCGGAAACGGCGGCAATATCAAGGCCCTGATCGATCCCGCCATCAATCCAGAGACTGGAAAGAAATGGCGGCGCGACCGCAGCGTCACCGCGAGTGCCACCGACTACAGCCTCGACAGCCATGGTAACCTGACGATTGTCAGAACTGCCAAGGTTCTGGCTGCAATGACTTGCTTTGGCGATGGCATTGTGCGCGTCCCCGGTCGCCGCGACAAGTTGAAGAGCTACAGGAACGGGCAGCGCAACATCAAGAATGGCTGCGCAGGCTGTCCGATCGCCGCACACTGCGACAGGATCGTCAACACCCGTCTGCATAAACATGCCGACCTGTCCGTGTCCCAAACCAACTATGCCAACGCAACGGCACTAATGAGCAAGGCTGATGCAGTCGCCTCGCCCGAGTATCAGTCATTTGCAGCCGCGTGGATCGCCAAGGGTTTCATATCCAACGCCGTCGAGGTGATGAGTGCTGACCAACTGCGCAAACGGATCAGTCGCGCTACGCCAGAGGCAGCGGCGACGATTACCGAGCGAGCCGCCAATATCGCCGGCAGTGTGCAGGCAAAGGACGCCGAGAAGGCGAAAGCGGCAGCGGCGCGGCTCAAGTCGATCAGCGGCGGCATCACCAGCTACCATGAAGGCGTTGCCCGGTCACGTCTGGCGGCCCTTAAAGCAGCATTGGTGGCCGAGCGCGGACGCGTCCGTCATTTGCGTAAGCTGACCGCCGAGGGGGCAGCGCTGCGCGTCAACGTGGCCATGTGGCAAGATATCCTTGCCAGCGCGAAGCTGGCACCAGAGGGGCCGGCAGCAATTGCTCGCCGCATAAAGCCGGGTGCTGATGCCGCTGTCGTTCGCGCGCTGTCCAAGCTGGTCGACAAAGCCTTACCCAGCGTCGAGGCAATCAGAGCGTCGGGCATCTGGGACGATTGCCAATTTGAGCCGGAGGTGGTCGTGATGAAGGTCCAGCCAGCCGCCGCGAGCAATCTGGCCGACGCCGATCTTGCCGCGCTCGACGCGTTAGGAGAGGCGTCCACCGATGTTGGACGTTCCCGACCAATGGATGCGGAGCGCGCTATCTGGCTGGACCTTCAGCGAGAAGAGGAAGAACGCAGGGCCGGCGTCATCATCGATCCAGAACGCCCCGATATCGATGCCTTTGAGGATGAGCGGGCCATGCGGGCAGGCTATGGGATAGCGCCGAGGGCTGTTGTGACCGTTCGCGGTGGTTCGATCATACGCGAGCTGGAGCATGGCGAACCCGAAGTGCTGTCTACACCTGTCATGGAAGCAGCAGCCGGTGTCGCGATCGAGTCAACGACCACCGCGACGATCGCCAACAGCGATAATGTGCTGGCACAGGTGCAGGCCCGTCTTAACCAACATCTTCGCGGCGGTCGCTTCCGGATGACCAGCCAAGACGGCCGGCCCGAAGACGAACCGGCCCGCCCGGTCGTCCCCGCCGACCTTTCGCTATTGGATATCGTGCGCGGCCGCGCCACTCTCTAATAAGGGCACTTCACCAACTAACGCCGGACAACATGCATATCTGCCTCCGGCCCCTAATGGGGGCGCGCTGGACACTAAAAAGTTGCCCCCATTAGAAACGCCATTTTTACCTAATAGGGCCTGATTCATGACCCCATTAAAAATGGCTGAAAACATTGAGTTTTTACGAGATTTACGGAACTCCGAGCGGACACTATCTTTAAGAATGTATATGCCTATGTCCGACCGTAAGGGAGGACATGAGGGCATCTAAACGGTTTGCCCGTGCGCGCGCGGGCGCGCACGACCAGCCGTATCGGATTTTATGGGGTATACCTTCGCGGAGTTTGGCGAAGCCCCTCCGACTTTCACGGCCTCGATCAGCCCAGCCCGTCGCCGGCGATGACCGGCCGCTGCGCGGCCATTCCCGCGCTATGGCCCGACGTCGCACTTTCCATATCTCTATTGAATTAGTTGGGAAAAAATGGCATAATTCTTTCAGGGCAAATTGTTATCCACCTCACCGGACGATGCCCGAATTATGCCTGCTGCAAGCCCAGCCCAAACCAATCGCGTCAACCAAGCCAACGTCAAAACAATCGCGCAGCAGATTGCCGGATGGCGTCACGGCAGCGCAGGCTTTTTCAGATTTGTTGAGGAAGCGCAGCCGCGAGTGCCCGGCGATGGCGGCCAGCACGTTCCGTTCCAGCTAGACGATACGATCCGGCAGCACGTCCGCGACACCCTCGACAACCCCGAAATCGCTGTCGCCTGTTTCAGCTACCCGCGCCGGCACGGTAAGACGGCCCTGACGGCGATGCTGATCGCGTGGCGCTTTATCACGCGTATCAATGAAAACATCGCCGTCGTCGCCAACAGCGAGAAACAAGTCGCTAGCACGGCGCTGCGCCTCATCAAGGGCGCATTCGAGCATACGCCCATCCTTCGCCAATTGGTTGGCGCTGGCCATATCGTGATCGGTGCTGACAGCATCACCTTCCCGACGACCGGCAGCGTCATCAAGGGCTACAGCAGCAACCCGGCTGCCTTGTGGGGCGTCAAGCTCACCGCTGCCCAAATCAGTGAAATTCACGCGGCCAAGGATGGCGGCGATCCAGTATATGAGGCGCTCATCGGCTCGCTGTTGGATAGCGCCGGATCGCTGATGCTGATCGACTCCACAGTCTCGCCGCGTTCTTCCAAACTTTACGAGCTATATCAGCTTGCGAACCATCCGACCGATCCCGATCCGTCAATCATGTTCGCGCATATACAGTATGCCGACATCGACGAGAGCATCGCCAAGATGCCGCCGTGGATCAGCGCCACCAAGCTCCGTAGCCTCAAGCGCACGATGCTGCCGCACAAGTTTGCCCTGCTGCACCTCAATCGATGGGGTGACGCCGCCGGCGCGTTGTTCCCTAACGATATCCTCGACCAGTGCATCGCCGAATATCCGCTGGACCTCGCGGCGCTCACCAACGGCGCGGCCAGCGTCGTCGGCATCGGCCTTGACCGCGCATTTGGTGGATCGGCCCACGGGGACAAGACGGCTACCGCTGCTGTCGCCAAGATCATGGTTGAGGGTGATGAGCATATCTACGTCCTCGACAGCGACGACGTATTCCTGAGCCGTCTCAGCGCTATCAAGAAGCGCTTTGAGTGCTACCACCGCGCCTACAACGTCCAGCGAGCCGGGATCGAGAGTTACGGCGGTCAGGACGTGGCAGACTGGGCGGCGACCCAAGCCTACGCGGCCGGCACTGAGACGATCCACCCGACCCGACAGGCCAAATATTCAGCATTTATGCTCTTGTGGCAGGCAGCGGCCGAGGGGCGATTGCATATCCACCCCAAGTTTAAGCCGCTGATCGAAGAAATGCGCGTCTTTGAAGTGATCGAAGATGGCAAGTCCGATACCGGAAGCGGGCAGGCATCTATCCCTAAATTCAGCCACCCTCGCGGCGGCCATGACGATTATCTTCATGCCCTTGTCTGGGCTGCTTATTCGATGCGCACCGTCACCATGAACGCCTACGAAGTCGAAGGCATCCATTGCGGTGGTCGCGGCCCGGCCGTCGTCCAGTGCGCATTGAATGGCGGCGGTGTCATACCGCCGTGCGCTGTCGCCTGCCGATCGATGCGCGAAGTGCAGGAGCTTCATGCCAAGTATCTGGCCATCAAGCATCCTGGCTCCGAACGCCTCACTCTGCCAGCGTTCATTGCCGAGAAGGTGACGAATACCGGGGCGCACTCACTGCCAAGATAGGCAACCCTTTGGTTGCTTTTTTTGATGGCGATCCCTTCATAATTCTGATACAATTATGCTAAGTTACAGGAGAGGAATACCTTTGTTCGGGTTTGGCGCGTCCAATAGAGACGCAATCAAAATTGTCTCGCGTCACGCCCTTCGCAAGGAAGGCATCAACAAGCGCCTGCGATACTATTGGGATGACAGTAACCAAGATACGCTTGCGCTGATCGCGCGTCGCTTCGCAAATCATGATCAATTTCGAATTTTCACAGTCAACATTGTCCGCGCTATCACGGACAAGCGCGCTTCGACTTATCGGCTTCCTCCGCGCCGAACCTTCACCGGCATGGATCAGGTCGCAGGTGATGAACTCTACAAGGCGATGAACGCCGACGCTGTTCTCAAGAAGGCCTCACGCTATCTGGAGCTTTGCAAGACGGTCGCCCTCCAAGTCGATTGGGATGAGGACACGGCCAAGCCCGTCCTTCGCGTGATAACGCCGAACAATCTCGACGTGATTTACCGCGACCCCAGCAAGCCCACTCGCGTGATCGTCACCTATCCCGGCGATACCCGCGAGGATACGACATATGCGGACTGGACCTCTACCGGCTTCGCCCGTCTCGACCACCGGGGTAGCACCATCACCACGCCCGCCAACCCGGCCGGCGTCAACCCCTATGGCGTCCTACCGTTCGTTCCGTGGTTCGATCGTTTGCCCGATAACGATTTCTTCCTGCCGGGCGGCGCTGACCTGTTTGAGGCGCAAGACGCTATTAACGTCGGCCTATCCAACCTTTGGCGCGCCGTCGAAATGCAGGCGCACGGGCAGGCATGGGCCAGCGGCATCGGCGCTAATGAGATTCTGCAATTCGGCCCCGACCGCGTTGTCGCCCTTCCGGCCAATGGCCAGTTTGGCTTTGCCAGCCCCAACGCTCCGATCTCGACCATCCTGTCGGCCATCGAGTTTGTGTTGCGCGAGACCGCCGCGACCTATGGCGTTGGCAGCGATCTCTTTGACCTGTCCAAGGTCGCTGAATCTGGCAGCGCCAAACACGCCGGCCGCCTCGACCTCAAGGAAGTGCGACAGGACCAGATCGCGCAGGCCCGCACCATGGAGGCCCGCCTGTTCGAGACGCTGAAAGCCGTCGTCAACACCCACGCGCCGGGCACGATCCCTGACGGCGCTACCGTGGGCATCGATTTCGCCGAACAGCAGGACCAGCTTAGCGAAGCCGAGGCGCTAGAGAACGCTCAGATCAAGACCGAGCTTGGTGTCTGGTCGCCCGTCGATGTCCTGATGGACATAAACCCCGATGGCTACCCCGACCGCCAGAGCGCTTTCGCCGAACTGATGCGGCGCCGGGATGAAGCCCAGCAGCTTTCCAACCAGATTTGAGGAACCCCAGACCATGACCACCGAAACCACCGAGCAGCAGGCACCGACCGAACTGGAGGCAGCGCAGGCCCAGATTGCCACCGCCGCGACCACCATCCTTGCCGGTGTTCCCGATCATCTGCGCGGCCTGATCCCGACCACCATGGCACCGGCCGATCAGATTGAATGGTTCAACGCCGCCAAGGCCAGCGGCGCATTCGACAAGCCCGTCGTGCCCTCGACCAAGACCCCTGTTCCCGTCGTCAACGCGCCGGCTCCCGATGCCTCGACCTTGCCGGTTCATGCCCGCTTGGCCGCTGGCTACACCCGCAAGTAAACAAGAAATTCAAGAGGATACCTGAAACATGCTGACTCAGACCGAATGGGCCAAGCTGAACCCGAACCCTTTGCAGTCGGGCGTTGTCGAAATCTTCGCTTCGACCAATCCCATCATGCAGTATATGCCCTACCGCAACATCGCCGGCAGCGCATACACCTACAACATCGAGCAGACCCTGCCCGGCGTTGCCTTCCGTGGCATCAATGAAAGCTACGACGAATCCACTGGCGTCATTAACCAGCTGTCGGAGCCGCTCAAGATCATGGGTGGCGACCTCGACCTCGATACGGCGCTGGTCGCGTGGGACGTGGGCAGCAACGACAGCCGGGCCATCCACGACGCCATGAAGGTCAAGGCCATGAGCCTCGCGCATCTGGCAACGTTCTTCGACGGCAACAGCACCACCAACGTGAAGGAATATGACGGCCTCAACACCCGCCTGACCGGCAAGCAGGTGATCGAAGCCGGCGCAGACGGCGCAAGCCTGACCCTCGACATGCTCGACGATCTTGTCGACGCGGTTTCGGGAACGCCCTCGTTGCTGCTGATGAACAAGAAGGCGCGCAGCCGCATTCGCCAGCTTGCCCGCATGACCGGCGGCCTGAGCATCGCCAAGGATGACCTTGGCCGCGAAATCGATCTCTACCACGGTGTGCCCTTCGGCATTGTCGAAGAAGGCGCAGACGGTGCGGACATTCTTGGCTTCGACGAGGTGCAGGGCAGTGCCAGCAACACCGCGAGCATTTATGCTGTTCGCTTCGGCGCTGACGGACTGTTCGGTGCGCAGACTGCGCCCATTAGCGTCCGCGACCTTGGCGAGGTGCAGGATAAGCCGGCACTGCGCACCCGCGTCGAACATTATTCGACGATCGTGATCGAACACCCGCGCGCCGCTGCCCGTCTCAAGGGCATCACGCTCAACTAATTCAGCGCGCCGGGCGGGAGTCGATAGCCTCGCCCGGTAGCAGATGCCGGCAGCAATGTCGGTTCGGACAAGTCGGCAAGTGTCCGCAGCATTCCAAACAACACCGACACCGGGCGGCCGCCCTCCAGCGGCGCGGCCCGGCATCCATTCCCAAGGTAGTCACCCATGAACGATCTCGCGCCACTGATGACCGATACGATTTACTCATGGGTGAAGCCCTACAAGCGCACCGCCACCGGCATGCCGATCAAAGGCGATGTTATCACCTATTCGGCCCATATCACCTACGCGCCAGACATGCGCCGCAGCCAAGTGCCGGGTGCATCCGCGACCGTCCTGACCGCACCAGCCGCAACCGTATGGCTGGTCGATCATCCGGCGATCGTCGCAGTGGGCGACATTTTCACGCTTCCCGATGGCTCCGATCTCAAAGCCGCCCGCACCGAGCGCCGCAGCAACGGCATCAACACCATTACCAAGGTTTTCCTATCGTGACCGAGACTCCCGCCATTATTGTCGGAACCAATTCCTACGCTGGCCTTGCACAAGCAGACGCCATCGCCGCCGCCAATCTGTTCAATGATCGCTGGAACGCTGCCGACGACGACCGCCGCACCCGCGCCTTGATGACCGCAACGGCGATGCTCGACCGCCTGCCATGGAAAGGAAGGCCTGCGAAGCCCGACCAGCCCCTCACATGGCCCCGCGTTCCTTTTCGCACCAGCTTGCCCCAAATCACCGCCGACATCGTGCCTGCCATCGTCACCGCAACCGTGGAACTGGCCATACACCTGTTGACCCAGACCAGCACGTCACCCGGCCCGGCGGTTCGGCAGCGTATGCTGGGGGACAGCATGACGATGTATCAGCCATACCAGCCCGACGAATTGCCCAGCAACGTGCGCCGCATCCTCGCGCCCTATCTGGAAGTATCCAGCGGTCACGCCGCCAAGGTAACGTTCTGATGGCCCTCGATCCCATCGAAGCGCTGGCACCCACTCATGTCACTGACGTAACGCGCCTGCTGCAATCCGCGTCACAATCTGCCCTGGCCTCGATCGACATCGATGCAGTCGAGGCAATCTTGCTCGACACCAACGGCGACACCGCGCGCCGCCGCCTCGCGATTGCCCTTGGCCTCACCGACAACTCCCCCGACGATCTCGCGCAAGCATTTGGTGCATCCATCGCGCTACTGGCCACAATGGTAGCTGCGGTCGCTGCACTTGCTGCCAGCCGATACAGCACCGTCACTAACAGTGCCGACCGCTTCGTCATCCAGGCCCAACAGGACGCAGCGAAAACGTTTTCCAAGAGCCTCGCCGACACTGGCCTCGCAATCTCAGCGGCAATTGAGCGCGCCATCTATTCGACCGCGAGCCTTTCCGATCGCGCCCGCCAGCTTGTTGATTCCGTCGGCCTCACCGTCAATCAGGCCAATGCCCTCGACGTGATGCGCCAGACGCTCGCCAGCTACCTCAGCGCGCCCATTCGCATTGCTCCCCGCACCACCGACATCAATGGCAACCGCATTCCTGCAACGCCTTATCGCGCCATCAACATCGATCGACTGTTGCGCTCCACACGCGGCATTCTCAGTGCGGCCCAGCGCGCCACCCTCGCGAAGGCCATGCAGAATGTCCATCTGAGGCAGGACGACGCCGACAAACTTCTCAGCGACCATGCCGGCGCCCTTCGCAATTTCCGCCTCCGCACGATCGCATCTCAAGCCGCCCATGAAGCCCAAGAGCAAGGCAAGCTGGCTGGCTGGCGTATCGCCCAGCGCTCCGGCCACCTGCCAACCGATGCCCGTCGCTACTGGCGCACCATGCAGGATGAAGCCGTCCGCCACGACCACGCACAGGTTCCCACCATGAACCCCGCCGGAGTTGCCCTCGACCAGCCGTTTCAAACACCCCTAGGCCAACGAATGACGCCGCCCCTTGAAATGAATTGTCGCTGCACGGCCGAAATCCAATGAGCGACACCGTGACCACATACGACCGCGACTACGCTCGCACACCGGAGGAGCGCCTAATGCGCGCCGTCCTAGCGCAGGCATTTCGCGACGCGTCAGGCCAAGGCATCAACGAAAGCCCACGCTATCGCGATCTCGCCATCAGCAACGCCCGCAACTGGCTGACCGGCAATTCAGCCGACTTCCGCGCTATCTGCGCACTTGCCGATGTTGATCCCGACACCACGATCAGCAAAGCCCATGACTTCATTGCCGATCCGGCCCCAGCAATGGCGGCATTTCGCGATGCCGCCCCCACTAACTCCCATGACGCCCGCGAGCGACGAAACGAAGCTCTACGCCTAGCCCGTCGAAACGAAACGCCGGCCCAACGCCGCGCCCGTCTCGACAAAGTGAACCAATACGCCCGCCGGAAGCGCCTCAAGGAAACCCAATGACCGCCGTTCCACTCCCCAGCATCGACGGCCAGCGCCTCGACCTACGCCGCCTTAACGTCCAGCAGTTCCGCACCATCCTGCACGATCTGACCAACCAACTTGCCAACCAGCCCACTGCCGCCGAGTGCATCATGCTCACGCAAGCCGCCACGTTCGCGACCCTATGCGAGAAGGCAACGTTCGACATGCTCAACGGCAAGGAAATCGATCAGGAACCCTATCGCCGAAACGTCGCGGCGCTGAATAACGTCCTGACCCGTCTTGGCATGGCAAAGGCAACCCGCGACATCACTGCAAAGGATCGAAAGCCCGCCGATGATTTTGGCTCCGCGCTGATTGAATTGAATGCGACTCCCCAATGACCGACATCCTAGCTATAGCGATCATCATCGATACGGTCATGGTCGCTGCCATTGCAGCCGCCAACACATGGCTGATATGCACGGCACATTGCCGGCGGTTATAAGGGCATGCGTCTTGTCACGATAGCGCTGCTCCCGTTCCCATTATCGGGAATTAGGCCGCGTGATCAAATTCGGACGGTCTGCAAACGACCATTTTTTGCCGTTCCCGGCGCTTAGCGGACTTACCGATTGCGGACATGCTTTCACGCTGGCACGACAGAACATTCGGTTGGGATGAAAATCTTGGGATGATGAGCAAGCGCGCTATCGTAGCAATTAGTTTGACATTTCCGCTGGCTGCCTGTGATGCTTGGCCAACGGTCATCGACAATCGCAGCGGTCAGAATATCAAGCTACAATATCATGATAGTAGTTATGAGGAATGGTCGGCTACTCTATCTATACGATCGGGGAGGGCGCAACGCTTATCTTTAGAGCATTGGGTGCAGGATATGGTGGGCCTTAGGATAGAAGAGGGGCGCTCAGTCTACAACTTCTCACATTCCTCCCTCGCACCTATCAGGAAAGCCTGTGCAAGCAATTTAGTTGCCCGACGTTTGAAAATAACGCCTGATTGCTACATCACTTATCTGGGCAAAGGGCAGCTACGCGGTTCATTCATCGAGCCAGAAAATCTGTCAATCGAGGACGCCGCAATCGTCCGCTAGCCGCCTCCTGCGACCAGAATTCGGATAGTCCGCAATCCACCCTTGCTGGCCGTTCCACGAAGCCGGCATTTGTTCGCACGGCTTAGCGGTAGGACAAACCACCGGCTGGCCGCAATATCATGCACGAACCGAAAGGGGCAGAACCGACCCCATCATTCTGCCGAGGAATCTCGACAATTATCGCCAATGCTATTGCGATCGGTGCAGCCTGTCCGACGTGCCCGATCGAGCCGATAACCCCCTCTGTTTCGCCGGTGTCATAGACGCTCGTTCATGAGACATAGGCAGGATCGAGTGTCATAAATTAGCTTGACCAAGTTAATGAGACGTCCCATAGCAAGAGGCTAGTTCATGAGACATCTATGCGGTTGTTACCCGATAGATAGTCGCCAGTTAGGGGCCAACCATGTCGCGCATCTTCGCCTATTGCCGCGTCTCCACGATCGACCAGACCACTGACAACCAGATGCTGGAGATTGCCGGCGCTGGCTTCACGGTCGAGCCGCAGCGGATCATTGCCGAGACGGTTAGCGGATCGGTCGCGGCGGTCGAGCGCAAGGGCTGGCAACTGCTACTGCACAAGCTGGAGGCTGGCGACGTGCTGATCGTCACTAAGCTAGATCGTCTAGGCCGCAACGCTATGGACGTGCGCCAGACGGTCGAGGGGCTGGCCGCGATGGGTGTTAGGGTCCACTGCCTAGCCCTAGGGGGCGTTGATTTAACAAGCGCCGCAGGCAAAATGACGATGAGCGTTATTATTGCTGTTGCGGAGTTTGAGCGCGATTTGTTGGTCGAGCGCACAAACGCCGGATTGCAGCGAGCCAAGGCGCAGGGGAAGGCTTTGGGGCCAAAGCGCAAAGCTGATGGCCAAACTGTGGCAGCGTGGCGCGCAGACCGTGGCGCGACGATCAGCCAAACGATGCAGCATTTTGGGATCAGTAAGGCCAGCGTCATGCGCTTCTGCGCTGCACATAGGGCAGTAGCCTGACACCAACCTATCACCGGCGATGATAGGGAGGGTAGAGCGTTGACGTAGTGAGTGCGAGGCGTTCCGCAATCATCTGTGGATGTTGTTGCGACCAGTCAGTTGCAACGAATCACCCGCGCGAATCGGGGTCGAGCGAATGGCCGACCTCAATTCCATGTCAAGTGCGCCCTGCGCCCCCACCGCTTCGGAAATGGATGCCGCGCACAGGAAGTGCCGGCCAGTCTGGAAGCGACCAAATGTAGCCGGTTAGCTCGGCCTTTATCGAAGCTATAAGCTGACATTGCGCCATCCGGGTCGCACCTGATAACAGGCCTCATGGCAACTTCCGGGATAGAAACTGTATGGTCGAGACTATGGGCACGTCGTTTCAGCTCTGATGATGTGCGGTTGCGCTTTGAGCTTGGCGGCGAAGAGTTCGATAACGTCGGCCAGTCAGTTCCTCGCTTTCTCCAAGCACTTCATCGGTCTTCAACCATAGCCGACAAGCTATTCAGCAAGAATTGCGTTGGTCTGATCGCTTGGAACGGACGAGAGCCGAACTTCATCGGCATTACCGAAGTAAAGAATGGCTTCGATGCGTTAGAGTCTACCGGTTTTAACGCCGCTCAAATTAGCGAGTGGAACGCCCCACTTTACCCCGAGTCAGACGGCGATGATTCAGATATTTGGAAAATTCGTAGCTACGAAATAAGCAATAACAAGGCTGCTCGTGACACCATTCTCTGGCACGCGATTGCCCATGAAATGCCGATCCATCCAAGTGCCCCCGTTGTGACTTTTTTGATCGACCCCGTTAATTCGATCATGCTCCACGCCTATGATGATCGAGGAATGGACGTAATGGCTGACGATGCAGCGAAACTTCGCGATGCTTATTCGGCGTTCGATGGATGGCTTCTTGACTATGATCGGGAGCGAATGAGAATTTTGTTTTAATCATGTCTGCTTGTGACGCCTCATCTCTTCAAAGCTGACCGTCTCCTACCCACCCTCATTTGCCGTCCGCTGAGCCGATCGGCGCCCGAACCGACGCGACCAATTTATGATGTTGATCAGTCAATATCATGTAGGATCGACATGGAAATTTAAATGTCTTCTATGGATTTTTTGAATTTTTCAATTCCCATTTATCGACAGAAATAAAATTAGCAGATCCTGGATATTCGGCATCATCGCGGACTTCAAAATTCATTAGGCCGGTTACAGTGATTTCGAGTGTATCGCCTATGGCCTGTCGAGCAAGGGAAGTGCGCAATTCTTTGAATTTTGGTAATAGGATATAATTACCAAACCCGACGCTGAAAATTTCATTGCAATGTTCAAACGAACCAATGTCCCCATGCACTGTAGAAGTCACCTTCATAGCGCTAACAATTTTATCACCCGTTCGGATTTTCATCGTCCCGCAGCGATAAGTTGGAGCAGATGAATCTGTATGAACGCACGCCGACGCGCATATTGGAAATAACGGGATTAGAGTTTTTAGCCATCTCGCCATCTGAATATTAAATATCAAGTAGCACTCCGAGGGCAAGGCATGTCCGCTATTTTGGGTTCTCGTCTACAGGCCGACATTCCGCTAACCACCCAGATCAGTCGATCAGCTTCCAAAATCCACGCCGTCAAAGCGAACGGCGTCGATCCAGCCGCGCAGGCGGTTGATGCTGCCCTGCGATATGGCGCCATAGCCGGCGGTAACTCCGGTGCTGGAATGTCCAAGGATCACGGCGACCTCGCTATCGAGCAATTCGGCCTCAACGCGCAGACGGTCGGCCATCGTGTGACGGAATGAATGCAGGCCCAGCCCGTCGCGCCCATCCTTGACGCCAATTTTCTCCAGATGGTCGCGAAACCACCGCGAGGCCTTGGAATATTCGCCGGTCTGATCGCGCTCCAGTTCGGGGAACAAGCGACCCTCGCGGCGATCGACGAAGTTGAGGAAGCCCAGGTCCTCCAGCAGCATGGACACGGGCACGAAGCGCGACACCTTGCTTTTCGTTACCATGCCTTGCGCGGGATCGTGAACAACGTGGATCAGCCAAGAACCATTGTCCTGCCGCACGTCATGCGCGCGAAGCTGGCAGACTTCGCCCGTGCGCATTCCCGTGGCTAGTGCAATAAGGGGAACCCAGCGCAACCAGCCGTCATCGGGCAGACTATCAACGATGGCTGTTAGCTGGTCGGAGCTGTAGGGCGGCCGCGCATTCTTACCCTTCACCTTCTGGTAAAACAGACCTTCAAATGGGTTGCGAAGTCCAGCCCAGCGCGGCTGACCTGCTGCCCAGCGATAGAGCGGCGACACGTTGCTCATCTGCTTGTTGATGTTGACCAGACTTCCGGTGGCCATGCCCAGCGCCGTCGCCTTTGCGGCGGCTGCGCGCTGATCAAGGCCGGCAAGCTCTTTCTTGCTCATCCACTTGGGCGGTAGGGCGCGCAAGGTATCGCGCCATTGTGCCGCATCGGTCGGAGTGATGCTGTCCAGCGCCCGATCGGCACCGACAAACTCGGCAAAGCGATTGACGATCTTGCGCCCGTCCTCAATCGTGGCAGCGGTGGCACCGTCAATCTGGGCGCGATCAAGCGCCCATGCTTCATACAACTCTGCGATTGTCTCGCCCGGCTTCGCTTTGGATGCCTTGGCGGCACGAACACGTTGAACAATCTCCGCGTCGGTGTCGGCGCTGGTGTCGCCCCTTGCTCGCCGCCCCGCGGTGATTGCGGCCGCGGACATCGCCGCAGCCAGCGCGGTCGCAAGCTGCGCATATTCAGGATCGGCCGGACTGATACTGAGGCCCTGAGCCTCGATAATTGCGGCCATGGCAGGCTCAACGGCGCTGGTTTCGCCCGTGGCAGCGGCATAGGCATATTGCTGCGCGTTGATTTCTTGCCGGCGCATGTGAAGGCCATAGGCGTGGCGATCATCGGCAACTTCGCGGCGGCGCTGGTCGGATGCTGCCAATGTAAGGTCATACCCAAACTCGACGGCGGTTTGCTCGATTGCGGCGATAGTCGGGCGCATCGTTGGATTTGTTGGAGCCAGCCCCCATTCGCGATCTAGCTGGGCCGCGTGATGCCGGCATAGCGCGGCAGCCTCGCGCAAGTCGGTAGTCTTGAGACTGAAGCGGATCGAGGACTTGCCCACGATCTCCCGAAGATGTTGGGGCACCATCCGGCGGAACCACAGAACGCGGCTTTCAGGCCGCTGCCAGAGATATGGGATTGTCTTCAT